GGCCCCTTGCGGGGCCCCAGGTGCTTTGCGCCGTTCACTCATAGAGCATTGTTTAGCGTCTTGACTATAGCCTTCTAGGCCAAACTGTCATACCTAGATGATGTTCGAACTCTCTTCTCACCGACGGGTGTCCCAGATCATGGGATGATCGTTGGGAGGTGAGTGTTCGCCTATTGAGGGTTGCTAGCAGGGAGAGGAGTCATTACCTCTTTGCGTTACGGCCCGTAAAAGTCGGGCCAACCCTCTCTTAGAAAGGAGAGATCCATGTTTAATGGGAACATGTACACACGTGTGAGAAATCGTAGTATTGACTACGAATTCGGGAAGTCTGAGTTATTTTACAATAACCAGCTGTCCCGACGTGAGTACTATAGAGGTCGGACGAAGGAAACGACGTCTGACCGCGAGAACATGTGGTATACGTGGCTATCCGTAAATAAGATAGCTCCGTGGACACGTGCTTGGGATGTAGGAGGACCATTCGAGTCTGTAAAGACAAGAGTGGTCCAAAATGGGGTTAACGTAAACTTGCGTTATTTCCCTTACCAAGGAGACTATTTGTATAGGTTCCGAGGCCTACTTTTGCCAGGTATAGTGATGGACCCATACGAATATCGTACGGGTACTACATCACTCTGGAATCCAATCAGCTATAGTTCTTATAGTGACTTGGATCAGTTTGGTTCAGAAGCCATTGCGGCGACTAGACCAGACTCACCCCACTTCGATATGTATCAGGCTTTAGAAGAACTTCGAAGAGAAGGACTTCCGAAGGTACCCGGGCTCACTATCCTTCGGGATAGGTCGCTTAAGGGTGCAGCAGGTGAACACCTAAACTATGAGTTTGGGATTAACCCGCTCGTCCGTAACGTCCAGGATCTTGCGGACGTTATTCGTCGTGCTGATGAGCTTTTAGCTCAATACCAGCGTGATAGTGGACGACTGATACGTAGGAAGCTCGATGTTCCCGAGGAATCCAGTTTCACCGAGAGCGTGCATAGCACGCAGCTTTATCCTCGGAATACTGTTGCTGGATTCTTCTCAAGCAAGGGACCCACTCTCGTCACCGTTGAAACGCGGCGGCGGTTGTGGTTTAGTGCGGCATACCGGTATTTCATTACGGATGCCAACTTGCCGTACATCGGCGATGAACTGGACAAGTTGGAGAAACTCTTAGGAGTGACTCCGACACCAGAGAAGCTGTATTCCCTTGCACCATGGACGTGGATGCTGGACTGGTTCACTAACAGTGGAGAAATGCTTTCCGCTATAGCGAGCTTTACGTCCGATCCAATGCTTATCCGGTGGGCTTACGTCATGGAACACATGATGCGTACGACCACTTACAGTCAAACCCTCATAACCAACGAGGGCCAGAGTGTAACCACAGCTATCTCCCTGATTCAGGAGAGGAAGCTTAGGCGGAAGGCTACTCCTTTCGGATTTGGTCTTACTGAAGAGGATTTAACTTCTCGACAGAAGGCCATCTTAGCGGCTATTGGTATTTCCAAGATGCCGTTCGGCTGAGTCCATCCATATGGGCTGAGTACGTCGTCCGGGTTAGCTTACCGGCCGGCGGACGGGACAATCCTGTCTCGTTCGAAACAGGCGTGATAACTTGTCACGTCTTCAACAAGTAGGAGCATTGCTGTGTTCGCAGATCCGCAGAGTGTAACTGTCAACGCTGTAGCTCAGTCTCTTCCCCGAACGGGGAGTGAGGGTGAGTCGTCGACCTATACCAAGGACGACGGTACCTACAAGCTGACGATTTCACACCAGACGACCAAGAACGGTCGTGTGCGTCATATGGCCCGCCTCGATTTCAACGAGGTCTCGGCCGATCCCTTTGTCCCGGCAGAAAATGTCCGGAACGAGGGTGCCGTCTACATCGTCATCGATGAGCCGGCGGACGGTCAGTTCACAAACGCCAACCTTCTTCTGAAGGTCAAGGGCTTGCGTGACTGGGCGTCTGACGCCAATCTGACGAAGGTCATCGCCGGCGAAAGCTGACGGTGATAGGGGGCGGCCCGCAAGGGCCGTCCCCGAAACTTCGTTGCGGAACCCTAAGTCGGTCTGGGATTTTCCCAGAAGTTTTCCGGTTAAGGGGTCTACGAACGCGGCTAATGGATCCAATGCCCCCGTTTGGAGGTTAGGATGAAAAGCCTTATGATGCTCTGGAACACTCTCGCTGAAGAACTTGGCGAGAGATGCGGCACAAGCACCGGCCAAGACCAGAAAACGGTCGAGGCTCGTGTTGAAGGTGAGGGGTCGTGGTTTCTAACCGTGACCTTACCAGACTTTGGAAAAGAGTTTGAAAGAGCTCTGGACCAAGGTGAGGTAATCCCTTCCTCGTTTCAAAATTTCAAGAAGCGAGGCAGAACTCCCCTATTTCTGGGTGGGTTCTTGGATCTCATCTTTGACCGCGAAAGCGGTCGGTTGGTCGACGATCCATCCATTGATGCTATCCACGCTGTCCGGCAGCTTTCTTTGCTGTTCGGAAAGATGGAAATGCCGTATACTGCCGAAAGGCAGGCGGCTGCAATGGAGGGATTTATCGATTGTGAACAAGATGTCAGAAGATCCGATTTTGGCCGAAATGAAAGTCAAACGACTGAATTCGTCAAAGTTTCGAATCTCCTTTGGAGTGGAACTCTTTCGAGAATCGATAAGGTTCTCTGGGAAGAGCGGGAATGGGAAGTCCTTCGGGACGATTCCGGACCCTATGTCCACCCCAGGCACGGACCGGGAGCCACTGCGGACCGACTTCGAGGAAACGAGAAGTTCGATCTTAGCGAATGGCCCCTGCGATTGGAAGAGGTATTCCCTTTCGGGGAGTACGGAATTCCAAACGCGCGGTATTCTTATCGCGCTGCTCGTGTTTGTCATCTTGAGCCTGGCGCTGAACGACCCGTACGGGTTACTTCAGTTCCTAAGAATATGAAGACACCCCGCATCATTGCGATCGAACCTACTGCTGTGCAATATATGCAGCAGGGGCTAGCTCGTGTGGTGATTGATTCCATTCATGAGAATTCTCTTGTGAGAGGAATGGTTGGATTCACCGACCAAGACGTCAATCGACGCCTTGCACGTGAAGGTTCCTTGACTGGGAACCTAGCAACGCTCGATTTGAGTGAAGCTTCCGATCGTGTCTCCTATCAGCTAGTTGAAGCGATGTGTAAGGAATGGCCCCTAGCATGGGCTGCTCTCGACGCATGTCGCAGCAGATTGGCTGACGTTCCTGGTCATGGTGTTATACCATTGGCCAAGTTCGCTTCTATGGGCTCAGCTCTCACGTTCCCTATCGAGGCCATGTATTTCTTGGTTCTCGTGTTTCTTGGGATACAGAAAGAGCTCAACCGACCGTTGACTCGATACGACATTTCGTCGTTGAGAGGTCGGGTGCGTGTCTTTGGGGATGACATTATTGTCCCCAAAGAATATGTGTATTCCGTGATGGCCACTCTTGAGCTTTATGGCTCTAAGGTGAACCGAAGCAAGTCTTTCTGGAACGGTAGTTTCAGAGAGTCTTGTGGAAGGGAATACTACGCAGGCGAAGATGTATCAATCGTCCGCGTCAGGAAGGTGCACGTCTCCAATCCAGGATCAGTGCCATCGCTCCCTACATCACGGCAGTTTGTTTTGGAAACCGAGTCGCTCGTCAACCTCCGAAACCGATTTTATGGTTCAGGACTATGGCGAACGGCGTACTACTTGGATGAAAGGATTGAACACCTTTTAGGTGGATCATACCCCTACATCTTATGTAGTGAACTTGGCCCCGAAGGGGAACCAGGTTCTAGGTCTCCTGTGCTTGGCCGATGGTCCTTTCTTGGGTACGATAAACAAGTACCTAAGGACCCGGATCTTCGAGCACTACACGCCCCCCTAGTCAGGGGATGGGTAGTTCGCGTCAAAGCTCCTGACTCACCAGTCAGCGGTGAAGGCGCACTGCACAAGGTGCTTTCAGCTAGGACTAAGGAAGATGACATCTTCATCAATCCAACGTTCATGGCAAAAGATCACCTAGAACGAACTGGAAAGCGGTCCGACGACGCACGTATGAACCGTCGGTGGAAGTCTCCCTTCTGATTAAGGAAGAGAGAAAGCTGGGTCCGTGAGGTCCAGCGCGGAGGATAGTAACCCTCCGTGCCAGGGAAGGGTGATTAATTATCACCACTAGTCCCCACCTGTCCTGTACCGACAGCTCTGTTTGAGTTGCGGCGTAAGGTGGTGGGGCGTAACCAGGCCCGCGTAAGCGGTCTGGGTCCCTGGCGGCGGAGGTGTACTAGCAGTGCAC